TAACATTTAAAATTCTCCTATTATTAATAACAACAACAATCCACCAACTAGCGCCACGAACAACGCGCTCGCTAGTAGTTCCATAAAAACATCTAATAACTTAGTCATTAAAATACCCCTTTCTATAAGCCTTAAACATAATGCCAAGGCCGTAAACACTAACAGCGACCAAGGCAATAACCAAACCAATAATTATATTAATTAACATGACTTGCCTCAACGTGGCTTATATCAACGCCACGATCCCTTAACTCGACCATAACTTCATTTGGCAAAGACCAAACACCGTCATAATCAACCAAGCGACCATCCTCAAACCAAAGACCTCCCGCCTTGTCCTCGCCTAACGTCTTATGCTCAAAATATCCTCTAGACCCATCAACGCTTAAACCTATCTCATAACGTGGCGTTTCAGTTGTTTTGTAGTTACTCTTTTCTAGTTGTTTTAAGTCTTTTATTTGCTCGACTGCATCAAGTCTGGCATCAGCTTTAGTTAAGCGTTCAATATCCAAACGCTCGTTATATCCACGACCGCCATCAGTGCTAATGATAATCACACCTCTAAAAGACCCGTTCCTTAGTTTTTCAGTTGTTGCTATATATGTTTCCATCTTAATATCTCCATAACCCAGCATTATTGCCTTGCCTCTATTATATACACACTTCTACAAATGTAGCAATGTATTTATTAACTAATTCTGTTTACTTATATATACGGTCTTACTTGGTGCGTTGTACCTAAGCCAGCAATGATAATATCATTTAGGTATTGTTGACCAATACAGGGTGCGACGTCGACGACTAATAAAGGGAATACAATGCTCCTGGTATAGTGCTTCTATCCCTATAGCTGTATAGAGTAATACAAGTCTAGTTAGTTCAAGCTATCCCATCAAGCCACGCTATACAATCAGGCAACAAGCCAAGCATTATCTCAGTCATCACAATGTATCTCTAAATGTAACTCGATAGTTAATGCTTCGATTAATGCTTCAATTAACGTTGCACATACACTCTCACACGTCCATAGTGCCAACCCTGCAATATGCCTATCATAGCAAAACCGCTATAAAAGGCCATGGCATCAGCATTGCAACGCTTTTCAGACGACCCCACCACCCCAAACAGCTACCCGTGCTATATACATAAGGTAGTAGTCACACAGCGGAGGGAAAATACATTATCATTTACCTAAGTAAACAGGAGACCAGTCAAGATGAGTACAGATTTAGTTAGAAACGAGCGCCAGGCAGAGTTTATAAGGCTTTTCGTAGGTTCACAGTGGGCAGGCAACGCTTCTAAGTGTGCTGTTGGAGCAGGATATAGCGAGGATACTGCAAAGCAAAAGGGTTATCAGCTGAAGAGGAAGTTTGCTGATAAGATTCAGCAGGAGACTGTTAGAATGATTGCAGATAGCGCTACACTAGGGCTTGCAGGGGTTTTGGACTTAGCCAAGAATGCAAGTAATGATAGTGTTAGACTGCAGGCTTGTAAGGATTTGCTTGATAGAGCAGGGTTTAACGCCATCAATCAGATAGAGATATCGGGGTTAGATAAGAAGTCAGATGAGGAGTTGAAGGAAGAGTTAGATCGTCTTTTAAATGCCAATGTCATCGATGTGACCCCAGAAAGTTCTACAAGTGTAGAAGATGAGGCTATATTAGCAGAATCTAATAATACTGCTGCATAAGGGATAAGTGACGAGTCTACAGTAGGGAAACACTTTGTTATTAATGTTATTAAAAGGAGAGTAATGAAGCACAAGGTTGAAGATTGTAAAGTTAAGTTAAGAGCTATTCATAAGTTAGCTAGTCAGATTAAGTCTGGCATGAAGGTAGATGATATTGAAAGTCATGTGATTGTAATGTTGGCCGAACAGATTCAATACCATACCGAACTCTTGGTACAGGAAGAAGAATGAACGTTGAAGAAGCATTAAAGATTGCTAAGGAATTGCAATTTAGGAAAGATCATAATAAGCTGAAGTATTACAAGCCGTATGAATATCAGGAGAAATATCATAACGCTATAGCGTCACAGAAACTATTGATGGCTGGTAATCGTATTGGTAAGTCTTTTTGTGGTGCTGCAGAGTTGGCATTTCACTTGACTGGTCTCTACCCTGACTGGTGGAAAGGTAGAAGATGGGATAGACCTATTAGGGCTTGGGCAGGTGGTGCATCGAATGAAACTACTCGTGATATTTGCCAGAAAGAATTGTTCGGGCAGCCAGACGATCCTTATTCTCGTGGTACAGGTGCAATACCTCTTAAACTTATCGGTGATGCTACTAGGAAGCCTGGTGTACCTAATGCACATAACTCTTGTATGGTAAAGCATGTTTCTGGAGGCTGGTCGAGGATCGGTTTTAAAGCTTATGAGATGGGCAGAGAGAAGTGGATGGGTGAGTCACTAGATGTTATCTGGCTAGATGAAGAGCCACCACAAGAAATCTACTCGCAGTCTGTAACTCGTACAGCGGATAAAGGTGGAATGGTTTATATGACATTTACTCCAGAGAGTGGAATGACGGAAACCATCGCTCAATTTATTAATGATTTAAAACCTGGCCAGTATATGCAACAAGCTGGTTGGGATGATGCACCTCACATGACAGAAGATGTCAAAGAACAGATTCTAGCAGCACTGCCTCCTCATGAAAGGAAGATGCGTGAACAAGGGATTCCTTCTCTTGGCTCAGGTTTAGTGTTTCCAGTGCCAGAAGATTCTATTAAGTGTGAACCATTTGAGATTCCTTCTCACTTTCCCAGGATTTGTGGCATGGACTATGGTTGGGATCACCCGACAACAGCAATATGGGTTGCATGGGATAGAGATGCAGACATAGCTTATATATATGACTCACATTCTCAGTCTCAAGAAGTGCCAGCAGTGCATGCAGCAGCAATTAATGCTAGACCAAAGTGGATACCAGTCGTATGGCCCAGAGATGGTAGACAAGCAGACAAAGGATCAGGCACTCCATTAGCAGATCAGTATCGTGAATTAGGTGTAAACATGATTAAAGGCAATGGTAGATCATGGGGAGGCTGGTTCACAAACCCTCCTACTCCTGGTCAAAGGGAAGGTTCTGGTGGAGTTTCACTAGAATCTGGGATAATGGACTTGTTAGAAAGGATGAAAACAGGTAGATTGAAGATTTTTTCAACACAAAGTGGTTTGTTCGAGGAGTTAAGAATGTATCATAGAAAGGACGGTCGAATAGTTCCGTTTAAAGATGACTTGATTTCATCAATGAGATATGCGGTTATGTCTCTTCGTCTTGCGAGGATTCATGAAGTATCTCAAAGACAGTATCAAGCTGATAGTGAATTTAGTATTTTTTAAGGAGTAATAATATGGGTGGAGTAGTAAGAGCGGCAACAGGACTAATATTTGGTAAGCCAGACTTGCCAAAACAAGTTGAACAGGTAGCGTTAGCACCAGAAGTGGAAGCAGCGCCAAAGGTAGCTAAGGAAATTGATCCTGGATTCAAGAACTTAAAGAAAAAAGGTAGATACGGTACGGTACTTACTGCAGGCGGTACTTTGGGTAGTCCAGATATTGAAAAGAAATCACTATTAGGTAGTTAATATGGGCAAGAAAAGCGCACCAGCTCCTTTTATCCAACCAGCAGAAGAAACAACTGAAGCGGTAGATAGAAAAGAGCTAGACAGAATCACACGAAGAAAGATTGAGTCAGCTAAAAAAGCATCAGCATCTGTAAAAGATGGTGAAAAAGCACCTCAAGCATCACTATTAGCAGAAAGAGACTACTGGGACAAGAAGGAATCATTGCTTAAAGGATGATAACTCTCGTACCTAATGCAGGACAAGAGGTTACAGACTGGGTAGCAAAGCGTGTAAATGCTACTAATTTTGGCGCAAGCGTCAACTTTGGTATGTATAAAGACGGAGAACTTGTCGGGGGAGTTGTTTTTAGCGAGTATCGTGTAGAAGACATTGTATTTTCAGCAGCGTTTGAAGATAGAGGGTGTCTAACTCGATCAATATTACGCACTCTGTGTGAGTACCCTTTCAGACAACTTAAATGCCATAGAGTTTCCGCATATACTGAAACGGACAACAAAAGGGCGAACGTAATACTCAAAAAGCTCGGTTTTGTTCACGAAGGGACAATGCGAGAAATATCAGAAAATGGGAAGGATGCCAACATATATGGTATGCTTGAACGCGAATGTAAATGGTTAGGAGACTAAAATGGGAAAGAAATCAACACCTTACGTGCCACCAGCACCTGTAGATTACAATGCAGAGTCAAAGGCTCGTGAGAAAGAAAAGGCAGAGGGTGAAAAGTCACTAGCTGAAGAAAAAGGCAAGTTATTAGCTAAAAAGCAATCAGGCAGATATTCACTGTTATTAACAGGTGGAGAAGGTGTTCAAGACGAAGCAGATGTCAAAACACGTTCTTTACTTGGCTCAGGTAAAAAGGCGGTGTAGAGATGGTCGAACAAATATTAAAAAGACTAGAGAGATTAGAGTCAGGCAAGCAGACATGGGAAATTCATTGGCAAGAGATTCTTGACTATGTAATGCCTCGTAAAGCAGAGGTTACAGTTCAGTATGCTAAAGGTTCTAAACGTACCGAGAAGCTATATGATTCGTCAGCAATTCATGCGAACACATTATTAGCTGCATCATTACAAGGAACTTTAACATCAGCATCACTGCCATGGTTTCACTTACGTGTAAGAGACGAGAGTCTTAACCAGAGTAGAGAAGTACAGGTGTGGTTAGAGGACTGTCGTAATAGAATGTACAAAGCATTCAATTCATCTAACTTCAATACAGAGGTTCATGAGTTCTATCTTGATATTTGTTCTATTGGTACATCTTGTATTGAAACAGAAGAAGCTGAGAACGGTTTTAACTTCAGAACACTTCATATCTCAGAGTATTTCATCTCAGAGAATCATCAAGGCAAGATTGATACCTTATATAGGAAGTTTGAATACACTGCTAGACAAGCCAAACAGAAGTGGGGTGATGCAGTAGGTCCTAAAGTGCAAGAAGCATTTGAGAATAACCCTGACAAGAAGTTTACATTCATTCATTGTGTAATGCCTTCAGAAGAGTATAAAAGCAAGAAACAATCTAAACTACCTTTTATAAGTATTCATATAGGTAAAGAAGATAAGAACGTAGTACAAGAAGGTGGTTATAACGAAATGCCATACCTTGTAACTAGATGGTCTAAGGCTTCTGGCGAAGAATACGGTCGTTCACCTGCTTACAACGCTCTACCAGACATCAAAACTCTGAATAAAGCAGTAGAGTTAGGTCTTAAAGCATGGGCTAAAGCTATTGATCCACCACTTCTAGTAGAAGATGACGGTGTAATCGGTAGAGTTAAGACTACACCAGCAGGTATTACTGTTGTTCGTAGAGATGGCGCAATCAAACCTCTTAATACTGGTGCAAGATTTGATGTATCCGATATGAAAGAGACTGAATTACGTGGTGCTATTAAACAAGCATTCTATTCAGATCAGTTAGAGTTACAGAGTGGTCCACAAATGACAGCTACAGAGGTTCAGGTTCGTTATGAATTAATGCAACGTCTATTAGGTCCTACACTTGGTAGATTCCAGACAGAGTTCTTGAATCCGCTTATCGAAAGATGTTTCGCTATCATGCAACGTAATGAAATGTTTGCACCTGCACCAGGATCGTTAGATGGTATTGATATTGATATTGAATACGTTGGTCCTCTAGCCCGTTCTCAGAGAATGGAAGAGGCTACAGCAGTAGAAAGACTATATGAGATGGCTGCTAATCTTGCACAAATCGCTCCAGAGGTTATGGATAACATTGACCATGACGCTGCAATTAGATCAAGAGCTGAATTACTAGGTGTTCCTAAGAACATCATGCGTGATCCAGCAGTAATTGAAGAGAAACGTAAAGCTGAGATGCAACAACAACAAGAAGCTATGGCTATGCAACAAGCACAACAAGGTGCAGACCTTGCAGCCACAGTAGCACCAGTAGCACAACAGCTTACACCTGAGAATGTTGAAGCTAGTGAAGCTGGTATGGCTCAAATGGTAGAGGCAATGCAATAATGCCTAGAGCTATTACTAAAATCAAAAGAGATTATGCTGACTGTTTTGGGTCTATATCTGGGGGTAAAGTCCTAGATGACCTTCGCAGGGCATATCAACTACGAGAATCCTATGTAAAAGGTGACTCGTATGAAACCGCGAGGAGAGAGGGTGAAAGAGCTGTCTACCTTCGTATTTTAAATATGTGTAATATAAAAGAAGAGGAATAAAGTTATGAGTGAAGAAATGGTCACGGAAACAACGGATAATGCAGAAGTAGTAGCACCTGTTGAGAGTGGTAACCAAGATTGGAGATCGGGGTTATCAGAGGAATTGAGAGCAGATCCAACGCTTTCAAGTATTAATGATGTCGAGTCTGCAGCAAAAACACTTATTCATCAGCAAAAGATGATGGGCAGTAGAATCCCTATCCCTAAGAATGATGAAGAGATGAACGAGTTATATGCAAAACTTGGTAGACCTGAATCAGCAGATGGTTACGAAGTTGAAGTGCCTCAAGGATATGAACAATACTATCCAGAGGAAATGATGAACTCATTTAAACAAACAGGACATGATCTAGGGTTATCACCTAAACAAATGCAAGGACTAGTCGAATGGCAAAAAGGTTCTGTTGATTATCAAATGAATCAAGAGCAAGTTGCAGGTGATGCAATAGGTGTTCAGACAGAAGAAGTCCTAAGAGAAGAATTTGGTGCTAATTATGATAAAAGTTTATCAGCAGCACAGAGGGCATTAAGAGTGTATGGCACACCAGAGTTACAGCAGAAACTATCTGATCCAAGATTTGGGAATGATCCAGACTTGATTAGACTACTTGCTAATGCTGGTAAAGATATTACGGAGGATTCAGCACAAGGTACTGCTAACAACTCTCTAGTAATGAGTCCACTAGATGCTAAGATGCGTATTGAGCAGATTAACGGAGATAAGTCTAACGCTTACTGGGATGCAACAAGTCCTAAACATCAAGACGCTCAAGAAGAAATGCGACAATTATTTGATAAAGCCTATAATTAGTGGTAAGATAATAATCAAGCGAGGTAAAATTCGCACCAACCGTACATCGCCCTTATGGATAACGATAGGTTAAAGGTGGTTCTTAAACCCGTTTAGTCAGCGTGATAGACAGGACACCCGAAAGGATAATGACCGTTTTTTTGTTTAATAATAAAAGGAGGGCATTATGTCCACTGAAATCACAACTGCTTTTATCGAGCAGTATAAAAGTAATGTGTTGCACCTTGCACAACAAAAAGGTTCACGATTACGCGATACGGTTCGTTACGAATCGGTAACAGGTAAGAATCACTTCTTCGAAAGAATTGGTGCAGTTTCAGCGCAAAAGCGTACTTCACGTCACTCAGATACTCCACGTATGGATACTCCACATTCAAGACGTAGAGTTTCAATGGATGACTACGACTGGGCAGATTTAATCGACCAGGAAGATAAGGTTCGTATGTTAATCACTCCACAGAGCGAGTATGCAATGGCTGGTGCTAATGCAATGGGTCGTGCTATGGATACTGCAATTATTGAAGCTGCAGTTGGTAATGCTTATGGTGGCGTTGCTGGTGGTACTACTATCGCACTTCCTTCTGCACAGAAGATCGTTCATGGTTCAGCAGGTCTAACTGTTACTAAGCTTTTAGAAGCTAAAGAAATCATTGATGGTTCTGACGTAGATGCTGAAGAAGAGCGTTTCTGTATTCTTACTGCGAAGCAAGTTACAGACTTACTTAACTCTACTGAAGTTAAATCTTCTGACTACAACACTGTTAAAGCGTTGGCACAAGGTCAATTAGATTCTTTCTTAGGCTTTAAGTTTGTACGTTCAGAGCGTGTTGGCACAGATACAGATGGCAACCGTCAGGTTACTGTGTACTGTAAATCAGGTCTTGGTCTAGCAATGGGTTCAGAGATTCAAACTCGCATCAGCGAGCGTGATGACAAGAACTATGCTACTCAAGTATTTTTATCAATGACAATCGGTGCTACTCGTGTTGAAGACGAGAAAGTAGTAGAGATTGCGTGTACTGAATAATATAGGAGAATAATCATGGCTG